AAAGAAGCATCGGTAACATAGTAAGTACCACTTGAAACTGCGGTTGTATTACCAGTAAGAGCAAGAGCCACCCCAATACCAGAGGAGGCGACAACTCCATTACAATTACCAGAAAGGCTAACATTCCTTTTGAAAGCAGAAAAAGCTACCGCAGAATGTGTTCCATCGTGTTTTGATACTTCGGTTGTTTCGGCTGTTTGAGTAAGAGAAAAGCTCTGAATGACTACGCCAGATTCAGAGGCAAGTCCAAAATTAAGTCCAGAAAGTCCGATGCTCGTGGCGGCCATTTGCTATTTACCTATGTCAAATTATTTGTATAGAACTCTAGCTTTTATCAATTCCCAGATAGTCGAAAAGACCGCCCCGGATACTAGAGCCACCAGCCATAACTTTGTTTTGATAGTGTGAGCATCCCTTTCTAGCACATCCACCTTTGTATTGATCTTGTTTGACCATTGGGCTAGTTCGCTAGTGTGACGCTCTAAAACCGAGATTATGTTTTGCTGTCTTTCTTCTATTCTTGCGATGGCCTCACGGACGGTAGATAAACGCTCTTGAAGTTCTGCAACTTGGTCTGCACTCATAACTCATAATTCTCTGCTCCTTCGCAGATTCTTACACAAACATTCCCATCCCCATCAATAAACTGCTCAATGTAGCCCTCGGCCTCTAGCCATTTTAGGGAGTGCATAAAGTCCTCGTAGGTGTATTGATATTTCATCTGGATTTGCCAGCATCCTCGGCGGCACTCATATCGCTATATCGTGGTAATACATTGTTATCACGCTTGGGTGAGCAAGAACAAAGTAGAATTGCAAGCAATAAAACCGGCATATCTGCCTTATTATGCCTCTAAAACAGTAAAGTTAGACGCAGTAACAGAGGACAAAATACGAACCGCACCAGTTGGAATGTAATTTCCATCATAAGTTATTGTTGCCCCAGCAACAAGTTGAATACCTTGCGTTGTTGTTGGAGTAAATCCTATTCCAGCGGTAATAACTGTTGAGGCTATATTTTGAATCATTAAATATTTTCTTGAAGTATTAGTAACCGCTGTCGTTGCAAACGCTGTATTGGCAGTGGTAACAGAACCAAACCGAGTAGTTAATGTTCCATTTGGAACAGAGCCTATGCCAACAGTTACCGCGCTTCCCCTTAATTGTGCATTTGTAAGGCCAACAAGATTATTTTTTTTGCCGTATAAATACGCTGTTTGACTTTGTGTTGGGGCTACTGATGGGAATATTGTTATATTAGACGCAATTCCTGTAGCTAAATATATACCAGAGCCAGAAGTTATTATGTTTGCATTTGTTCCATTTAGACTCATCCAAGTTATTGCTAAATCTTGCCCACTTGGGGGAGCATATGTAGACTGGATGCTTCCAGAAGTTCCGTCTCCAAAACTAATTGCCAATGAAGAATATTGTCCAATTACAGAACTACTAAAAATCCAATTACTTCCATCGTCAAAAAAATCCCTTTGCCCCAAAAGCTCCCATCCAGTAAGGCCAGCCGTAACCGTTCCAGAGATACCTATTCCACTAGAAATTGCCGAAAGAATATCAGACTTGGCTTGCGTGCCCAAAGAAACAACCGTGTGGGCTGTTATGTGTTGCCCACTAGAGAGAATGGTTGAAAGCGTGGTTGCAGACTGGTTACCGTCTAAAATGGAAAGTGCCATAACTCAATCTCCTTGTTAAATTGTGCCAATATAAAAGCTGTTAAGGGCTTCTGAAAAGTCATAATCCCGCAATCCGTCAGCGGTTGCGTCTGGTGTAACTATAAACGAAAGAGTCAAACCCCTTTGCCAAGCTCTTTTATCTGTTCGTATTGTAGGGCTTTGGCTTGTAATTCTTGCCATAAATATCTTCAAGTCAATTACATTGTCTTGAACCTTTGTTACTAGAGTATTGTTATTGGAATAAAGGGCGGCAAAGACCTCGTAATAGTTTGAATCAAATACAGCTTGAGTGGTTCTAGCCGCTGAATCAGAATAGTTAATTTCAACTGCTACCTCAAATACACCAGAATAGGGTGAGATATACTGCTTTCCCAAAGACGCCTTAATAGTTGCGTATGGAAATAGTCTTACCCCAGTCTTATTTGAAACAAGCACATTAAGCCCTGAAATTGGCGTTAAAAGGCTTGCCAGAGCGTCCTCAATCTTAAACTGGGGGGTAATCATATACTTGTGCAAGAAATGTCTAGTGATAGGTTTTTAGACCAAGTGCGGTTCTCCGATTTGATATCTGGGGATTCCGAGACTACATTAGCCAAAAATACCTTTAGTGTTGCCGTGGTTAGAACACCGGCTAGATTTGGGCTTTGATACATTACTTGCAGAATGTCTTGAAACTTTGCATCAAAGGCTGTCCGGGTCGTTGTATCTGCTCTTGTCGCATAGGTAATTGTGGCGGGGCAACGAAACACGCCAGAATAGGGTATAATCTCCTCCGAGCCTATTGAGCATTGAATAACAATATTGGGCAGTAGCCTAGTCCCCTTGGTGTCGCTTTTATAGATATTAACCCCAGAAACGCCAGCTAGGGCAGTTGCGAGGCTTTCTTCCAATTGCCTCTCAATAGAGGTCATTAGGTTGTCGGGTCAGCTATCTCGATTGTGTAGCTAACTCCGTCCGAACTTTGTTGATAGGATGCAATCATCCTCTCTGCCGTGCCAACTGTGATTAACGCACCAATCGTTACTGGTGCAGAAATGGCCGATGCCTTCACTGTTAAACTTTGTGTTACTTTAATTGTCTCGCCACCAATATCCAATTCAGAGGCATAGGTCAGGTCGGTGATAGCCGCAGAAACAGAGGTTGATCCTAGCCCGGTAACAACTGTGTACAGGTCTCCGATCATATAGGTAAGATCGTTGGAGAAATAAGTGGTGTCGATAGTCCCCGCCATAAACCCACCTCTTATGTCAATTTGGCTCTACGGTGTCCCAAATAAACAGATTATCCTTATCAAATGGTTCAATCTTTTGTGGGTAAAATATAACCTTTTTCTCTTTTCTTACTCCGGCGGCGATGGTCATAGGTGCAGAATTGATTGCGTAAAACTCTGTTGCCCCCCTAATTGCCCTTGCCATTTCGGAAACACTTGGAGCTGTATAAGTCTCAAGCCCGCTAATTTTGAATCCTTCTGGTGCTAAAACTATGAAGTTATTTGCACCAGCCTTGGTTCTGGCCTCAACAATAATTTTTAATGGGTCTTGCTTCTCGCCTTGGCTTATCCCAAAGGGGGCAACCATATTGTATTCTGCTGGTAAGCCCTTGGCGGGTGCGTCGTCTAGCTTATCAAAAATGATATTAGTTGAGTCGGCTTTGTTGATGGCTGGATGTGAATAGACAAATTCTGTCCAAGTCTTATTTGAGCCTCGATATTCTTGGTATTTGTTCGGCCAAATTTCAAGGTCTATAACATCGCCCTTGTTTCCAGCCTTCACATAAGAAACCATCTCAAAGATTCCGTGGTATTGTGGCAAGCAATCAAAGAATACCTCGTGGCCTTGGTCGGCTAGATATTTGCAAGCTGGGAGGCAACGAATGATGTCCCCTAGCCTCTGGGAGTATTTGATTGTTTTAGCAGTCATCGGCTACGCTTTTATCGTGAAGATGTGGGAAGTATTGGCTTAATTGAACTGGGCCGATAGTCTTTTGCAATTCTTTCCACCCATCCACCAACCCTTTATACCCATAGAAATCTTCCTTAAACTCCACTTGCTTCTGAATTGCATAGGCATAGTGATCGAATACCAGCCCCCAAGTTTCAGTCACTCCCCTTGGGACTAGGCGAGATTGAATGTTTAGTCTGGGCGGTTCGTGGCTTGTGAAGCAAACATCTTTCCCCCACTTCCAAGCTCTCATCCATTCGTACCAGTTCGAGCCATAGCCTCCTCTGGTTACTACCCGCTTATTTTCACCAACGAAGAAGTTACAATGAAACTGCATCGTTGCCCCATCTTCTGCCCCCTTTAGGCATTCATAAATTCCCTCGATCTGCTCTGCCCTCCACATTTCATCGCAATCCACTTCCATAACAACGCCAGAATCTACTCCGTAAAGTGCGTGTTGAATCATCTCTAGCTTTCCGTTGAATGGTTTGCCTTGCGAATGAACAACAACATTCCCACCTTGAATGCTGTCGAGATATTCGTGCGTTCCATCTATACTCTTGAAATCCTTGTGCCATTTGTCAGGGACTTGCTTGCACCAACGAGTGCATCCAACTGGTTCACTTACGCCCTCCACAATTCTCCACTGCCAAGGGATTTTTAGTTTCTGAAACTCTGGAAGATGCCTTTCGATAAAAGGCATCCCATTAAGGACGATGGTAAAGATAGTTAGCATAATTGGAATATTGCCGCCCCATTACGAACAGACCAATCCTCCCAAAGCAATTTAGCGAACCCTTTTAGCTTCTGGTAATTCGTCCAGTTTTTGATGTCATTCACATCATCCAAAGCTATAATTGCTTTCTCTGCTAGGAATGGTCTTACGCATCGAAGCTCGGCCTCCCCGGAGAACGGCGAGCCATCAATCAGCACAAAGTTAAAATCCACATTATGATCAAAGTGAATATCCTCGATTGCACTTGTCTGATAAGATTTTGCTGTGTCCATACACTCATCATACCAGCCCAAGACTTGCTCGATTGGGTATTGGTTAAGGTTAGTTTTTGTAATTCGATAAAACTCCTCAACATCTTTCTTGTTCATCCATAACCCAGAAATTACCGCTGTGCCTTGCACCGATACGCCACCCTTTGCATCTAGGTTCATCCTATGGCGGCCTATGCGGTCTGGGTGATTCTCAATGCTAAATAGCTTGTCCGTCTGGATGCATTGAGTCGAGCCATCCCCAGTTCCTCCACCTATCTCTAGGCCAATACCAAGCCCCTTGGTATGTTTTGCAAGAGCTTGCCCAAATGAATCGTTAATGGTTATCTCTTGCATTTTAACTTCTCCTCTAAAGCCTTGCG